CCCACGCCCCAGTAGCTCAATGGATAGAGCGCCTGACTTCGGATCAGTAGGTTGTGGGTTCGACTCCTGCCTGGGGCGCCTTTATCCATTTGATTGGAGGCAGGATTGACCCTTCAAAATTTCAATGTATTTGGCGTGATCTTTGTAACTGAAAACAAAACAAAGATTTCTGCGACCGCGTTCAGTGGCAAACGTCCGAAAAGTATCTCGAACACGTTCCGAGATGCGAATGAAAAGCTTGCTGGACTCGTAATACCCTTTGCGGCCTATGTTGGCAAAGGAGATACTTCTGTATTGTTTGGTGAACGTTCGATAAAGATCGAAACAGAACAGGTCGCAAACTCCGCACTGTATCTTGAAGAACTAAAATCCTTGGAAGATAAGCTGATTAAGTTTCTGTCATTCTTTAATTAAAAACTTCCGTCCGCACACCCCTGGTTCTCCGAGGATGCGCGGACGCTAAAGTTAGGCTGGGCGCGGTTGTAGGACCCGTTCAGTCGCCGACAGACCGCTTTGCCTTGTTTTGGACTGATCTCCGCAAGTCAGAGCCTATGTCGTAAAGACAGAGGACGTTGGCGCGTCCTCTGTCACTTTTTTAATTTAATGACCTTGTAAATTTCGTGCGGTTCGATGTCCAGTTCGTCGCAAAGACGCTCAAGGACATCAAAAGATATTCCCCGCGTTTTATTGTTTGCGATGCGCGACACAGTAGCAAGTCCAATGCCAGTGACTCGCGCGATTTCTCGAACACCCCTCCCCTTCTCTTCTAGTATTTCATCCAGCCGAAAGATGATCTTAATTTTATTGCTCATATTTAGATTATAACACAAGTGTTCACGTAAGTGATTACACCCTTGACAATACAAGCGTCATCATTTATGATTACATCATCGGAACGCCAATTCCGAAAATCAATCAAGGAGATCAGTCATGAACACCGCCGACACCACGTATAAATGCAAAAAGTGCAAAGAGGAAAAGCCACTTACTGAGTTCCATAGACGCGGAACTAGTCACCAGAGAATTTGCAAAGCGTGTCGAAAAGCACATGTTCCAAGTGGGGAAAGAAAGATTATCGTCATGAATCCCCCATCGCTATATCCTGCGCTGACCTTGCGCATTGAATCGCTCGAAAGCAAACTCCGAGCCAAAGCCGCCAGCTTTGCCAATGACCCGTTGGAATCAGATGACATTTACGCCGTGATGGTCGAAGAAATCCTGTTCAAGTGTAAGCCGGAAGACTCCGATGCCCGCATCCTCACACGTGCAACCTGGGCTGCCAAAGCCGTGCTTCGCCGCTACAATGCCTACTCAGCCATGATCGAGGATGAAGCCAGTATGCTGGCGAAGATCGAGGATGAAGATGAGTTGATCGTCAGCCCTCACTCCTCCGCGGAAGCCGATTTTATACACCGCGAAAACATGGCTGAAATTCTTGAGAAGATCTCCATGTTGCCGAAAGAACATCAGATTATTGTCTCGTTTCTTGCAGTCGGCTACAACCAGCGCGAAATCTCAAAAAAACTCCAAAAGTCAGATCAGTCCATTTCCGCCGCGATCAAGAACATAGCCAGCCAGTTGCAGACCTTGGGTCTCTCCCCTGCTTTTATTTAGATAGACATCTTCAAAAATCCCCGCCTGCAGGTGGGGATTTTTTTGATTCTTTCTCAAAAGTATTTTTTTATCTTGATAACAAAATATTTATACGGCTCTACAAGCCATTTTTTTATTTACCCAACCCAATCATCAAATACAACACGAACGCCTCGCCCACGCCTTTCTCAAGAATGCCTGTGACATTTTTAGGCTTGTCTTGCAAAAAGTTATAGGTTCGGAAAAAATGTTCTATGAACACTTTTTAGGGCATGGACATCAATAAACTCCATCAAGACGTTGCCAGAGTTGACATTGAGAAAGCCGGTCAAACCATGCTAGTTGTTCGAGCGTGGTTGAAAGGTTTCTCTATAAAAGATGCCGGCGCTCCCGCGTTTGAGGACATGATAGATGTCTCTATGTTGCAGGCCTGCAAAGCGCTCGAAGATCAGGGCTTTGCCGTCACTGTCTATACCAAAGAGCGAGTCTACGCCCTGCGCGGACCTATTACCCGCGTTGATTTTGTTAGGCAAGCAGACGGGTGGCACATCAAGAAATTCCCTTATGGCTGGCAGGCATCCACCCGCCCACTGTCTGATGTAGTTAAGTCCGAAGAAGAGATCAGGCAGGCAATCCAGTGGTGCAAAGAACAAGGCTGGACGGTGTATGACTTTGAGGGAGAGATTATCCGAGCATGGAGAGGAAAGCCCATGCCCGTGCATAACGCAGAGTCTATCAGGCGACTTCGCACAAAATATCCTCATGCGTATCAGTACGATTTCGCATATTACGGATAGAAAGGAAACTCCCCGGACAAATAAATCCTCCCATCTTCCACCCTGATTCCACCATTTGAAAATCCAAAAAGGAACCTAATTATGCCAATCTCAGTACCATCCTCTGCTCAAGGTGCGTTCAACGGAACTATGCAATCCGGTCAAAAGATCGAATTGCCGTTCCCTGCCCCCCCATTCAACATCCTAAACGGTGATCCGAAGTTCGAAGAATTACAAAACATCATGTACTTTGGCGGATTTGACTCTTCGATCCAAAACCTGAAAGCCGCCGTCGAACAATGGGAGAACTGCCCGTTCCCGATCCCTGGTTTCACCGAAAAGGAACTCACGAAGGACGGCAAGAAAGTACCGTCTGTGATTTCCCGTGTTTTGATCGTTGCTCCTATTCGAATGCGCCAATTCTCGAAATACACAGATCCGGTCACGAAGAAAGTCAAGCGGGTTGCACCCTTCACAAAAGGCGCTCGACCGGCACTGCAGGTGTTGGCGTATCTTGCGTACCTCAACGAAAGCAAGACTGTAACGCCTTGGGCTCCCATCCTGATTACCGCCACTGGTTATCAGGTGAACCATGTAACCAAAGCTTTTTCCGACTGGAAGAAGGCAATCCAGCCATTCATGAACGATATTGCGCCCGGCATGCCGTCTGATGTCACGAACCTTTTTTGGATGCGCATTGGCACATTCGGCAAAGCTGCGCATTTTGAACCACACGGCGAGTCGATTATCACGCCCGTATCTTCGTACATTCCGGATGATCTGACCGCCGCGAAGGTCGAATCGCAATATGTCGGCAATGATATGGCTGAGTTCATGGCAAGCCTTGTCGTCCAGTCCGATGAGTGGGCAAATGCGTACCGCAATGCCACTCCCGCAACTGCCGTCAACGAAGCTGTGCATGATGAACCGCTTCCGCCACCCGAAGACGATATTCCATTTTAGTAAGTAAATCAACTTTTTCAGCCTGACTCGTTTGAGCCAGGCTGAAACCGTACAGGAGAAATACCTTGTATCTCATTGAAAAAATCACTGGAAAGCTAAAGCGAAAAATCTCCGACCGAGCGCAGCTTATTGCTCTACCCCAGGCCGTGATGATCTACACCGACGAGGGGTCGGTCATCGTCACGCCTCGCCTCGCCAAAGACATTCAAGCCAACCTCCCACAGATCACGAAGCAGGCGGAGGAATACGAGAAAGAGAAATCTGAGCATGACTAGAAATAAAAGATGGTCAGTCAGTAACTCTACAAGAAGTGCCGTTTTCCATAAGACAAATGGAAAATGCTTTTATTGTGGTGCGGCTCTTGAGGAAGAACATGTTTTAGATGACAACGGCAAAGAAGTATCTACCGTATCTTTTTGGGCTGTAGATCACTTTATTCCGCTTTCCAAGGGTGGAGATTACAAGTTAGAAAACCTTGTGCCAGCATGTATACAGTGCAATACGCTTAAACGCGATATGACTATTGATGAATTTCGTTCTGTCTTCAAAAGAGAGTTTTATTTTGAGACGCAAGGAATAAAAGTCTTATGAAAAAATCACACCTGCTAATCAACGAGCCACCCCTTCAAGTCCTGCCGTCTCTTGCTGTCGCAATTGGACTCAACGAGGCAATCATTACTCAACAATTACATTACTGGCTGGAAAACAAAGCTGTTGCCGGTGAAGTTGACGAGGACGGCGTCAAGTGGATCTACAACACCTATGACGAATGGCAGGAGAACTTTCCATTTTGGTCTGTGCCAACGATTAAACGCGCCTTCTTACGGCTCGAAGAAATTGGAATTGTTGTATCGGAGCAGTTGAAAGCCAAGAAACGCGACATGCGAAAGTATTACCGTTTGGACTACGACAAGTTGTGTACGTTGCATGAGATCAAATTGATCCAATCAGATAAGACCAATTTGACCCCATCCAGCGGTTCAAAAAGCGACGATGTTAATAATGAATCAGAGAATACAGCAGAGACTACCACAGACAACTTGGGCGCAGCCGCGCCCGCACAACCCGTGAAGCCTAAAAAGCGCGGCGACATGATGGACGGCATTCTGTTTTACCAGCGCCTTGCGGAAGATAAGCAGACGCAACTTGCAGACCGCGTGAATGCCTACCCACCCGATGTTCAGGATGTGCTTTTGTGGTTCGTGGATGTGTACGGACTCTTGCCGTCTGCCATTCCCGCCAAACCCGAGCGTGGCAAGAAGGGCGGCGACTATGCACTGTGGATCAACGAACTGCGCGAGATCAACAACGTCCTCGAAGGATTTGGTCGGCGAGGCATCGAGGCTACTCGCCACCCATGTGCAAATTTATCTGTTTCACACCCAGGCGCGATCATGTGGTGCCTTCCGGCTGAAATTGGAAAGTTGGCTCAGCGAACACTTGAAGAGGCAGTACGAGAGAATTCAATACCAGCCGATGACTGGAGAAAGCAGATCAATCTCTATGCTGAATGAAGCGCAAGTTTTCGTAGAACCTCAAGAAATCTCCGCTCCCGCCAGCCCGAGCGTTCCCCATAGCTCCGAAGCCGAAGAAGCTACAGTTGGATCTGTGTTGATCAACCCGGATGTGTACTATGACCTTGCCCAATTCTTAAGCGCGGAAGATTTCTACATCCATCGTAATAAATGGATTTGGGAAGCGTTTGCCGCACTCGCCGAACAGCGCATACCTATTGACCTGCTCACCGTGTCCGAGCAGCTTGACCGAAGCGGTTTGCTGGTAGAAATCGGCGGCTCAGCCTATCTCACGTCGCTGATCAATCAGGTCCCAACATCGCTAAACGCCGAAGCCTATGGGCGGATTGTCGAGCAATACTCTGCCCGCCGCAAAATGATTTCAGCGGCAAACAAGATCGCTACTGCCGCATATAACGAGGGCGTAACCATTGACGAAGCACGAGAGATTGCCAATCGTGAAATCACATCAGCGGTCACAGCAAAAGGTGACGATGCGGACTCAGCCAAACGCGCAATGGCAAAAGTCTATGACCGTGCCGAGAAAAACGCAGAACGCATAGCCCGTGGAGAGCCAATCGTAACAGGACTCAAAACCGGATTGATTGACCTTGACAAACTTCTGCTTGGCATTGAAAAGCAGGAAAGTGTAATTATTGCAGCGAAGACCGGTAAAGGTAAAACCTCGCTCTTGTATGACATTGCCAGGTACAACGTCCTGCGAGAAAAGAAAAACGTGGCGGTCTTCTCGTTGGAAATGAACGAGGAAGAAGTCATGCGCCGGTTTCTGTCCCAAGAAGCTGAAATAGATTCCAACAAAATCAAAACAGGCGCTATGGATGAAGATGAATGGACACGTTTTACAAATTCGATTGAGTTGTTTGAGAACACTGGGCGATTGTTCTTATCCGATGTCAGGAACCTAACTCCTGCCATCCTCCGTGCAAAATGTCTGAATCTTCAACGACGATTCGGGCTTGATCTTGTCATTGTTGATTATCTGCAATTGTTATCTGCTGGTATTGCAGCCAGCAACCGAACGACAGAAGTATCTTATATATCTCGTCAGATCAAAATTCTGGCTGGCGAATTGGACACCCCCATAATTTCTGCAGCGCAATTGAACCGCAGCGCAGAACAACGAGCAGATAAACGCCCCTCACTCGCAGACCTCAAAGAGTCAAGCGGGATCGAGCAGGATGCGAATACGGTGATTTTCTTGCACTTCGACGAATATGCAAAAGAAAAAAACGTCACTGAATGTATTGTGGCAAAACGCCGTGAAGGACCAACAGACACAGTGAACCTGGTCTATCGCCCTCAGTTCACGACTTTTAAGAATGCAGTTCGGTATTGAAAAACATCAGTTTGAACACTTATGTAGACAAGGAAATAAGTTGAAAACCTTATAACAGGATGCCGTGAGCGGCGAGAAACGGTTCTGCTCAAACCGTAAGAGCAGCGCGGCATCCAAATCTGAATATCAAGTGAGTGCACGGCGTGAAAAACGCAGTCATCCGAAAGGCTATTCCGTGGAAGTGGCGAAGTTTGCCAGTGGTTGGATCACTCACTTTTTGCTGAAATCACGCCACGGACTCCAACTTTATCGGTAAGTGGCTGATCATGCAGGGTGTTCCATCATCCACCCTGCATTACGCAGATGTAGCGCAGTTGGCAGCGCACCGAATTCGTAATTCGGAGGTCACTGGTTCGAACCCAGTCATCTGCTCTTGGGAGGAAATCCACAACTACACCGTAAGTCCTGCGGTGTAGTCACCTCCCTGCCAGATGTGGTGTCTGGTTGTGTGTTCCCCCTTGAAAGACCGTGCGTTGCTTCTTGGCAGCGCACGGTCGCACATGCGGAAATCAAAATTTATCAGAGTAAAAAAATACTATGCAATTAAATTACAGATCATCAAAATACAATGCGGTAAAGACTGAGGTTGATGGTTTTTTGTTTGATAGCAAAGCAGAAGCGCATCGTTACTCAGAACTTGCTATGTTGGAGAGGTGTGGGGAAATCAAGTCACTTTGCCTACAGCCTGTTTTTCAATTGGTTGTGAATTGTAAACGTATTGGAAAATATATTGCCGATTTCAAGTATTTAGATAAAGAAGGCAAGATCATCGTAGAGGATGTAAAAGGTGTAAAAACACCTGTATATCGCTTGAAAAAGAAGCTGGTAAAAGCTATCTACGGGATCGACATCACGGAAGTGTAAAGTGAGAAAACCAGTCATTACGAAAGAAATTAAGAGATTTGGAGATGGTTTCAAGGTGGTAACTACAACCCGATATCCACTTTCGCCACTGCAGGAATTTCTCAATTTTTTTCGACCGCGGTTTGGATATCCAATAGTGGACGAAAAAATATCACTTAGCACCGAGACATTTATGCCATTGCTGCCAAAGCCTACATCCGAACGTGAGGTGAACCACGATGGCTAATCGTGTTGCATCGTCTCTGAAAAGTTATTGATTGATAGGAAGCGTAGTTATGAGAAAAAAAACGATCATTGGGACGCTGATAGTACTGGTGGCTATTTTTATAATGGCTTGCTCTGCCGAGCCAACTGCAGAAGATCCAAATGTATCGCTTTTGGTTGCTCAAGCGCAGCTAACATCGACGTCCCAGGCACTAGAAATTCAGATTATTGGTTGGACCGCTACCGCTCAAAGCTGGACTCCAACTCCATCTCTTACACCAATTCCAACCTCCACGCCAACCATTACGCCAACCCCGACTATAAACGTGACTGGAACCATGATGGTAGAACGCATGAATGCCGAGATCGCAGATATGGAGCGTGAAGCTGAACGAGCAGATTTGACGAACAAGTTTTGGGCTGTCATAACGCCGTTGATAATCGTAGTGCTAATTCTCATCATTGTGATTGGTGGGGCATTTATAGCAATTACGATATCGCGCACAAAAGACCTGAAAGTCATTGATCGTGGCGAGAACGATGCTCCACTGCTGATTAGCTTAAGCAAGCGCCGAGTTATTGACATGGACTCAAATCCTAATTTCAGCGGGTCGTTTGACGAGTCGCTTTTACGACAAGTGTTCGCGCATTGGTTGAAAAACAATTTTGGGGTTGATCCTGTTGCACCGGTTGTAACAGAAGATCGTCAGGATATCGTAAAGGCTCGTGACCAAATTTCAAACATGAGAAGCAGGGCGACTGGTGGCACACTGGCGATGCAAAAGTTACTGGAATCGCAGGGGTTGAGTCTTCCATCGCCCGAAACGCCAAAACCTCCAACTGACAATTTATTTGCGCTTCCGTCGTGGGACCTGGTTCATGGATGGAATCGTGACAAAGATATGCTCCCACTCGGAAACTCGGATAAAGGTCTGGAATATTGGGATCTGCGAATCCAAGCGCACCTCGCGGTTTTCGGTATGACTCGTAGCGGTAAAGACCGCAGATTACTGAGACCACTTGTTGCATTCATGCTGGCATCTGGTCAACGTGTAATTATGATTGGCAAGGAAACTGATTTTCTTCCATTCATTGGTCATCCGAATGCCGTGTTCGTTCCAGTATACGATGTCACAGAACGAGATGAAGCCATGAAATACGCATCTGCATTAGAGGCGTGTGTAGCGGAAAAAAACAACCGCATCCGTCACATGGCATCCAGGGGTTTGTCGCTTTGGGATGCAGAGAGGACATATATTGTCCTCGATGAACTTGGCAACGCCCTGCTTGAGATGCCAAATGACCTATCCGAGTTTGCAATGAAAAAAGCGCGGAGCACTGTGAATGAGGCCGGCAAGGCTGGTATTAGTCTGGTGTTCAGCGCACAACGTCCAAAAGGGTTCATCGATCTAACAACTCAGTGCGGGCGGGTTGCATTTCAGGTCGAAAACGAAACCGAACGCGGGTATGCACTTGGTATCAAGAGTGCTGAACGTCTGCCGGATATCCCAACAGGCTACTTTTACAAGAAGTTCCGTGCGTTGCAAATAACTGGCGGATTCGAACCGAGCGATGACGAGATTCGCAAGTACCTTGGCATGTATTCCGTTCGTGCGCTTCCAAAGATTGACTGGGTTGATGCAGTAAGGCATCGGCTCGTTGAAACTGACCAAGGCACTGAAAAGATCCTGGTAGCTGAAAATCCAGTTTCTCAGGATGAAGCCAGAATTATTGAGTTACATCGCCAAGGGAAAAAGCCATCTGTAATCATTCGTGAAATTTGGGGCATTACTGGCGGAGGTAGGTATTCCGAAAAGTCCGACCTAGTCAAGTCCGTTTTGGAAAAAATCGACACTTCTTCTTCTTCCGGGCATGAAGTACCGCAAAATGGGCTATTAGGGGCTGCTTGAAGAAGAAGAAGTAAATAAAAAGGAGTTTTATGGCAGTAGTAGACCAACCTATACCAATGACAAAGGAACCGGTGCAGGGGCAAAGCGGGTTCGTGAAATCAATATCCTACTTCCTTGACGAATGGCGCGCCTTAACAGTTGTCGCGGAAAAGACCTTTGTTGGGAATATTGCATCAACCGTCCCGTGGCTTGTAACTTTGGTCCCAGCATGGTTTGCATACGAAAATGCAACCTCAAAAGATAAATTAAACCTACCGCCTGCTGTCGGCGTTGTTATTGCTGCATCCATCGAAGGGCTTGGGATTGGGATAGTGACAACTGCCCTCGAATTATGGGACTGGAATGACCGGAATAAAGATCAGAAGGTAACAATACCTTTATACGTTTCTGCCGGAACAGTGGTCTTCTACATCGCTATTGTCATTATGGTAAATGTTGGGCTTGATCTTGGTTGGGCTGACTGGATCGTCAAAATCATGCTTTCCATGATGTCCATTCCTGCAGTCATTACTCTTGCTCTTCGCCGACAACATTCTTTACGCATCGAAAAGCAGGAAGTCAAAGAAGTAAAGTCTATCCAAGACGAACTTTCCGCCTTGGAAGAAAAACGCCGTCAGAATGAAATCGCATTCGAGGCGCAGCGCAAGCAACTTGATTTTGAACTAGAACAAAAACGGCTAGATGCTGAAACCCGCCGTCAGATCAAACTTGAAAAGGCTCGGGCGGAAGCCGAGAAAGTTTCGGAACCTTCTGGAAACTTTCCAGAGAAGCAGGAAACTTTCCAGAAGGTTTCAGAAAGTTCCGATCAGTGGCGCACTTTGAAGAAGAAACTTTCCGATGCGCAGCTTTATGCCATCCTTCGCCAACCGGTTGAGGAACTTGCGCAGCAATATGGCAAGACAGTGAAAGCCGTCGAGAAGTGGGCACTCTACGCTGCCGAAGAGATCCGTGCGCGTGGTTTGGAAGTTGAGAAACTCCAGGACAAATCATGAATATCTTTGAGAACGCAAACAAGCAGCTTGAAGATCTAAGTGCAAGTATTTCGCTCATACAGGCTGAGGTCAGCAAACGCCGAGATGAAGCCCTTGCGCTGCAAAAACAATTCGACCTTATGGAAATAGATGAGGACGCATTCGGTGCATTCCTAAAAAGACCGTATCTATTGAAGGCTATTCGCGGTGACCGTTATGAATTGATTGTTCCTAAATTTGTAAACTTTCAAGCTGGATGGCCTGTTCGGACAGATGGCGAATTTGTTATTTACGAAGTTAGTCGTTTTATCGATTTGATTACCCCACTTCCTGAGTGGCTTCGTAAAGACCTGGGATACAAGAAGCCAGACTTTAGGGCTCACATTGAAGGCGATTATTTAGAAATTGATGCTGGAGACCCTGAATTAGTTTATGACTTGCTTGGGCGCAGCAAGCGTTTCAGTTCTCGCGACGGCAAAAGACTCAAAATGACAACTCGTTCGCGCTTCGATGTGTTGCGCGATCTAATGAGGCTTGGCGTCCTGCCGTACCGTCCGCAGGCTATTCCAGCAAACCTAAAACGCAATACCCCAGGCGTATCTGACAAGATCACCCTTCGTCCAGAGCAGGCGCGAGATTATCAGAAATACGAACAATACTCCGCTGTGTCCGTCTTCGCCACTGGCGGAGCAGGTAAAACATTCTTTGGAATGCGGGCAATCGCGGACCTGAAAGGGCGAAAGATAATCTTTGCTCCACGTCGGTCAATTTTGCAACAATGGGAAGCACGAATATTATCGTACTTCCCGTCTCATGTGTTGAATGAAGTTGAATTTCGTACTTATCAGTCACTGAAAAATAAGCCAGTTAATGGAGAGTACTCCCTGGCTATATTTGACGAAATTCAACACATGCCGGCTGATATGGGAATGCGTGCCTCTCAGATTAATGCTGTAACACGCATAGGTCTTTCCGCAACCCCATGGCGTGAAGATGGAAATGAAGACATTATTCCTGCGCTGTGTGGTATTCCAGTTGGAATGGATTGGAAATCTGGCGAACCAGCCGAAACAACTGTTTGGCTTGTTGAGAACGAAGCCGAAAAAATGTCGTTGGCAGAAAGCATTGTGCAAATGCCAACTCGTGCGAAGACTATGGTGTTTGTCTACCGCCTCGAAATTGGAGAAAGACTCTCGAAGCGACTTGGTGTTCCGTTTATTCATGGTGGCACCTCGAAGCAATACCAGGCAATCCAGAAAGCGGATACATTCGTTATCTCAAAGGTCGGCGACGCTGGTATTTCCATCGACGTGAGCCGAGTTATAGAAGTTGACTGGCTCGGAGGTCGAGCGGAAGCTGGTCAACGAGCACTCCGAACGCAGCACGGAAAAGAGCGAGGAGAACTTCACGTTCTGATGACAAGACGCGAATACAAAGAAAACGCAAAAAGACTCAGCGCGTTATACGCTCTTAATTTCGATGTAAAGGTAAGAGGATAAAATCTAATATGAACAAACACATAGGAATTGATCCGGCACCTGGCAAAGATGAAACTGCGATAACATTTATTACAGAAGAAAAAAGCAAGGAAGACTTGTTGATCGAAACGCAAGTCAGTGACGTTTTGATGGCGGCTTATGTTCTCGGTCAGTCAATGTCAGAGGCGGCGAACGACATACATAAAGCCTTGTATAGGTTTGGAGAGATTTTCAGTAGGCTGGTCAATAAGAACAATGATCCGCATGGCTGGAATAAAACTCTCGAAAGAACAGTCAAGAAACTTGCTCGCCGTGAGCGTTATCTTCGTCGATACAAGCAGCGTGGATTGAGAATGAAAAGCCAAAAAACAAGATTTCACAAAGTGCGTCACAAGCGATTCTAAGACCCTGTTCTGAAAAATTGCATATCGTATATCAGAATCCGTCACCACGGCGCTCCTACGAAGCCTGATTCCAAAATCGCAACACAAGCCCCGATAAGCCTGAAACTAGCACATGCAGCATACTGAATGAAGTAGCTGCATGTTTTTTTTCGTCTAAGAAAGTCTCAAGGGGATTTTTAAAAGACGTGCTCTACAAGCCTCCGTTCTGTTGTCAGACACATAACATACAGACTCAAAGAGAAAGACACCTCCAAGGTCGTCTCAAGAGTTTTTAGAACACGCGTTCTGAACACTTTATAGTGTATGAAACCTACAGGCGCACCCGATTACAAGAAGCAGATCATCAGGACTCTTGAGCGCATTACCGCCAGCGGCGTCAGTGCCTATGACATCTTCGATGACTTCTTAGGAATTTCTCTGGACTCCCTCGAAAGACTACCCGATCATGTCAGAGCCATTGCACAGACTGGCAAGGTTGCCGAGGATACAGAAGAAGTTCAGAAACGCTTTCAACGTCTGCGTGAGAGATACCGAGAAAATAGGCGTTACTTTGAGTTGTTCGCCGAAGCGCTCGGCTATCTGATACTAAGCGCGGAAGATGGATGGGAGGACATCATAGGCGATGTGTATATGGAATTCGGCATTTCAAACAAGCACAACGGGCAGTTCTTTACACCGTTTCATCTGGCAAAGTTGATGGCGGACATGACAACCAGTGATTTACCTGCAATGGTGCATGAGCGTATCAAGTCCGCCTGCAAAGAGAACCCGCTGGCACAAGCCATGCTGATTGCAGGAATGGGGATAGAAAATCCCGCCCAGGCTGAAGATTGGTTTTTCAACAAAGTGCTGCCATCCGTCGCGCCGGACGTTGAACCAGTTACGATAAATGATCCTGCGTGTGGGTCCGGTGTGATGTTTCTCGCCGCAGCGTCCAATATCCCTCGTTGGATGCTGGATTGGAATCTAGTGCAGTTCTACGGCATGGACATAGATCAAACCTGCGTCCACATGGCGCGGTTGAACATGATGTTACATGGCTTGAATGGCTTTGGTGTCAAATGCGCCGTGGCGTTGTCCGAAATGGAATTAGAGAGAATCCCCGATCCATATCAATCCGCCTACCGTGAAGCGCAGTCGGCTACCCCTGAGCGTCTTGTGGAGATTACAGAAGAGATCCGCTCATGGAAACAGCCAGCTTTGCTGTAAATAAACAAAAGAACTGATTCGTTTTATAATTCGCACATACATCTACAAGGAGGACGTATGCGCGAAGATTTGCAGAAGGCTTATGATGAAGCAAAAAAGGGTGGACGGCTCAATCCTTTGATTGGAAAAGGCGTTTACGAATTTCTTGAGCAACAGCTATTGAAAGACGAACTTGTGGTTTATATTGCTGGTTTCAACGTGGGGGTAGTGACGGCTGGCGAAGCACTCAAAATCAAGCCGTTCGACATAAAAAACAAAACTGCGGGTGTTTTTGCTGTTACAGATAAGCGTGTCCTGCATTGTTCAAAAATCGTCTGGAATACAAAGGTCGAACAAATCGCCATAACGAAAATAGACAATATCGAGTCGAAAGGCGGTCTAATTTTTTCAGTTCTTCGAATTCAGTCAGTTTCCAACGTCATGGAGATCGATGTCCCGAGCAAAGAATCCAGCATGTTACTAAAGACTCTCACCGAAATAATGGAAAAGGCAAAAGCACCAACGTCGCAAAACATAACTCAGACATCCAGTGATCCGGTCGAACAGATCAGGCAACTGGCAAAATTACGAGATGATGGTGTTCTAACCGAAGCTGAATTCTTGAAGAAAAAAGAAGAACTATTGAGCCGAATATAAAGATGTGTCACTCCTGAAATCCCGCCAGCCAGCGGGATTTTTCTTTCCATGAACACTTATCTGGATAAGAAAATACTACAAGGAGCGAACACATGAATACAGATGTCAAAGAACGAAAAAGGAAAGCCGAGAACGTGACCGGCAAACGCGCAATCCCTGTCCGCGTCCAGTTGAACATCCTGCGCGAGAATGGCATCCTAATTGATCTCACGATCACCGGCTCTGGCATGTTCACCAAAACTGCCAGCTTCGATGAGATTGGTTTCCTGCAAGATTCCACCAAAGATGCGCGGTACGGCTGGATCAAGCCCGGCGCGAAGTACCTCATCCCCGAAGAGCCAGTCAAACGAATCAAGAGCGTGGTCATCCGTATGCGTCAAGTTTTTGAAGCCCATAGCCGAAAGGTTGCAGGCTTCTACCCGTATAACTGGATGCCCTACACCGCGCACCCTGCATTCGTCGAAAAATGGAAAGAACTACGCGACGAGTTTTACCAAATCAAATCTGACATCATTTCGAGCCGTGATGAGTATGTGGATACGATCTCGGAAGAATACGAGAAGATAGCCCTAAGCGCGTGGAAAGCAATGGCGGCGCAAGACGGTGGGAAGGTTGTCGTCGGCTCAGAAGAAATGGACATGGAAGATTTTGTTTCTTACATGGTCGAAAAAGCTATTGCCCTTGTTCCATCCGTGGAAGCCATTGAAGAGAAACTTCATGCCGATTACATCACGGCGCTGGTCTACAGTGAATATGACGTTGCGAAAGAGTCCGCTGAGGTTGAGAAAGTCCGCCGTGAATTGAGCGCAGCCGAGGAAGAAGCTGAACTCAAGAACCGCATCCTGCTTGAAGAATTGCGATCCAAGACCATTCAGAACAATGCAGACAAGGAAGAGCGTGACGTAAAAATCGAGGCAATGCGCCAGGCTGAACTTGAGCACGCTCGATCACAGATCAAGGAAACCGTTTCGCCATTCGTCGAGGTTTACAAGAACGCGTTGGCTGAATGTGTCGAACGCGCCTCGGACCTACTTGAGACCGTTCGCAAAGGTGGAACCGTGCGCGGTAAGGTCGCCGAAAAAGGTCGCGGACTCTTGGAGTTCTACAACATGATGCTCATACCCGAACTGACCGACGAGCGCATGGTGAGTAAGTTGACCGAACTGCAGAGACTCTTGGGTGAAACTGGAAGCAAAGACGAAACCCGCGACGTGTCTCAGATTGCTTGCAAACTCGAAGAGATTGTGAAACTCCAAGACGTGATCGCCGAGGAAATCGAAGACGGTGGTGGCAAGTTTGCAGCGGTGGAGATATAGCATGAAAATAGTCGAAACCGAAAACGAGACCATCATCTACCCCTTGTTGACTCAAAGCGACACTGCGTTTGATGACGACTTCTGTATTGTGGTCGGCGACTCCTGTACCATGATAAATAACAGGATTGTGGATGAAGACGACCTACCGAAAATCATCGAAGGGTTTGAAAGGGCTCTTGAAATAATAGGGTGATGCTGAAATGATAAATAGATACGGTCCCTACAAGCGTTACAAGCAAGTGTTTGGCGTGTCGTCCCACTCGAATCCCGACAAAGAGCATACGGTTGTCCTAACAGATAAAGGCGAGTGGCAATGCTCCTGTCCCGCGTGGATCTTCCACAGCCCGCGCAAACCCTGCAAGCATATTCAAGAGGCGATGAAGGTTCAGGTTGTGGAAGCATTCACACCGAAGGCAATCACGCCCAAGATCGAGAAAGCCCTAACGCGCTTCGCGGCTATCGAGGTGTAATTATGAGAATCAGATACAAGAAATCAGGCACAGAGGCAAGTTCAAGCCGTTTCAATATTCACGCAATTGGCGAAGTTCTCACAGGCGACGACTCTCCCTTCATCAAGGAGTTAGATGTTTACTTAGAAGCAACTGGCGAATGGAAGGATATGTCTCAGGCGTTTGAAGATGGTGACATCATAGTAAACAACCATAACACCAGCTTCTTTGAACCTCCAACCGAGGAAGATCGTCAACGTGGGTACACACTACATTAGATGAAGGTCCCGCCCCGACAAAGGCGGGATTTTCTTTTCTTTGAACACTTATCTGAATAAGAAAATACAAGGAGAACACCATGAAAGAGTTGTTAGAACGCTACATAAAAGCCCGCTACGCCCTGATTGCAGTTGTCTCGCACGAAGAGACTCGCGTCATGCAAGCCATTGAGCGGCTGTCAAAAGAAATGCGCCTCACCAGCGGGAAGAAGGTTCCGCGCCGCGTTGTGGAATGGACAATCACACGCGGGTTGACTGGCATTGATGATCTTGCCGCAGACGAATACACCGACCCCAATGCCGCACTTGGCTGGCTGGCAACTTACGACGAAGACGGCGACGAGCCGAGCACGTTGTTTGTCTTCAAGGACTTGCACAAGATCATTGAGAATGACATTCGTGTTGTGCGGTTCCTGCGAGATATTTCTGCCCGTTTCCAGACCCGTAAGCACAACCTGATTTTGCTCAGCCCGTCACTGGTGGTACACCCTGACCTCGAAAAGCAGATTGCTGTGATTGACTGGTCGCTTCCTGATGTGAAAGAACTTGAGTCCATCTTGAAACGCGCCGAAAGCAACCTGCCAAGCAATACCCCAGTCACGCTGAATGGTAATCGTGATCAGGTTGTGCAAGCCATGCGGGGGCTGACCGAAGAAGAAGCTGAGAATGTGCTAACTGCTGGCGTGGTCGCCTGTGGCGAACTAGGTGACGGCGTAATCTCTCACATCATTGCCGAGAAAAAGCAGATCATCAGAAAGTCGGGAGTGCTGGAATACTTCGAGGCGAACATCAGCATGAATGATGTCGGCGGGTTGGAAAACCTCAAGCGATATGCAGAAATGAAGCGCCTCGCCATGTCGCCAAAAGCCCGCGCCGCTGGCGTGGACTCTCCCAAAGGTGTGTTGTTGGTTGGTGTGCCAGGCACGGGTAAAAGCTTGAGTGCGAAGGCAATCGCTGGCGGGACTCTCCCTCTTTTGCGCTTTGACATGAGCAAGATTTTAGGCAATGGTCGCGTGGGCGCCGCCGAAAACAATATCACCATGGCGCTGAAGGTTGCCGAGGCTACCGCCCCTTGTGTCCTCTGGCTGGATGAAATCGAGAAAGCCCTTGCAGACAACGGTGGCGCGAGTGATGGCGGTGTGATGATGCGTGTGCTTGGTTCCCTACTGACATGGATGCAGGAAACCACATCGCCCGTGTATGTGATCGCTACTGCCAACAGTGTATCGGCTCTCAAGCCGGAATTACTCAGCCGCTTCGATGATGTGATGTTCGTGGACCTACCTGACGCATCCAGCCGTGAGCAGATCCTAAATCTCCACCTGTCTAAGCGCGGTGTCACGATCAAAGGTGACTTGTCAGCCGTTGTGACATCTACGTGGGGATTCTCTGGTCGTGAGATTGAGAAGGTTGTAAAGTTTGCGGTCGAGCGCGCGTTCTTCGATGGCAAGCCGGTCAGCGTCCAGTACCTGCTCGAAGCCGCCGAGAAGATCGTACCGACATCCGAAACCAAGAAGGATGACATCAAAGCCCTGCGGGAGTGGGCGAAGGGCAAGGCTTTGATTGCCGGAACACCGCTCGAAGCTGAGCCAAAAGCGAAAGTCAAAAGCGACAGGACTTTGGAAGTATAGAGAAAACAACGGCGCGGAATCATACTCCGCGCCGTTTGTTATTCCATCCACAATACCCGTCAAAAGCATCCCAAGCCTCTACAAGCCCTCGTTTGAAAGTCTGCCTACTCCACAATCGTCGTAACTTTCAAGCCATGAACACTTAATAGATTATCCGAATAAAAAAATACAAGGAGAAAAAAGACATGCCGTGTTATTCGACCATCAGAACCAAATTGATTGATCTCGTCACGATCCAAAAAGCCGTCAAAGAAATTGGCGCGAAGATCATTGCTCAGTCACCAAACAACATCGTGATCGAGAAAGGTGACAAACATATTTCACTCGAACGCTCTCGTGAAGGAGAGAACTACACCCTAATGACAAGCCGCTCGTCGTGGGACTATGACGAACTGCTTGAATCCCTGACTATGTCCTATGCCAAGACTACAGTCAAGGAATTTGGAAAGAAGTACGGTTACACGTTCTCCGCAGGCAAGAATCAGGGAGAATACGAGCTAGTTCAATACCAGGTTAAGTGAGGTCAAAATGCCAATGCAGAAACGTGTTATCAAAGTGAAAATTGCAAAAGACGGGATTGTCAATTTCGACAACTCGCTGAATCCTGACGAGCAGCGTATCTTGAAGGAACTGGCAGAACTCGCTAAGTTACTCAGTGGCGACGAAAAAGGCGTGAATATCGAGAAGCATGTCCATATTCACGGTCATGGTCACACCCATAGCCATGACGAGAGCGTGAACCACATTCATTAATATTCAAGAGTTCTAATAAAAAAGGACGATCAGATTGTCCTTTTTTATTAGAACTAGGCGCACTCCGCTTCAATAGCCAATGTTAGTGTCGCGGCAGTATAGTTATTGATCGAGGATCCACTATATTGGGCAAAAAGCCTTAGACTCATGGATATTACGGCGGAGATAATCTGTACTCTACACAACTTCCCAGGAAAACTATGGTGGAGGCAGTACCAACTCTAGAAAATGACATCATAAGTGAAAAATCGTCGGCTTGAGTTATTGGAATTGTTGTGTTCAACGTCTTAAAATTGATCTTATGAATCGTGTTAGGAGCAAGCCCTTGAGTATCCAAGTGACCGTGTTCTACTGAAAATGTCTTTACATCTAATAGTTTTGCCCAATAATAATTAGCCTCATTGCTTGTAGCACCTGTTTGAATTATCATGGTCCAGTTCGTCAAATAGATCGGGTATGCAGGTAACCCTGCAACAGCAAGGTTCACTGACCCAGAAATCGATGACGTACTTTTAACCATGAACGGCAGTATAAAATGTTCAGTTCCCACCCCACCGCTAATTCCGCTAGGATTTAGTACGACATAATCTACTCCGTCGTAAATTACGTCCAAGATCATATTTTCGATGATCTGGGCAGAAGTGCAATTTTGTTTTACCCCAGAAGAATCATAAAATTTTAAGGGAATTACTCCCTTGTCATCACGATTCAAGGTGGGATTGCTTCCTGCGGTTGCATGGATTTTGATCCGAAAAGACTCGCCGGTAGTCAATGGCGTATTTCCAATAGTGGAAATAGTGTACGCCGTGTTTGTACCACCTGTGATGAGCAGATCGGTTGCGTCTGCCAGTTTGGTATCGATTAGATCGATACCATTTTCCATATTGTTGATTCGCGTGGCATCGATAATGGTCCCTGCTTGGGTAACCGGGGTAGAGAGTTCAATTCGCATGTTGGATTTGAACGCCGCTCCATTGTTCTCGGTGATGTTATATCTTTCCGCGCCAAAAAGGATTTCATCAAGAACCTCTGTGCCTTTAATGTAAGTCTTGGGCATATTATTCTCCGATCATAATAATTCTTGGGTGAAATAGAACATACGGGGTTGTCGGTGGGGTAAACGGCGAAGTCCAAACCGCGTGACGAGACACCCTAAACTCATCAAGTCCTCCGTTGTATCCCGCGTAAACATTATTTGCGCCACCGATATAAATTGAAGCAGTGTTGTTCGCAAGGGCAAGGCTGTTATTGTTGCTAAGAACATTCGCACCGTCTATAAACAACAGCCAGTCATTTCCGCTTCTGACCGTAGCCATGTGGTGCCAGTTTGCGGTGTCAGTGAATGGCGTTAAATATTGCAGAACATTCGAGGCCCCACCAGAATATGCTCGCCATATATAGATATAGTTTTCTGGTGTAAAACGAATGGCAAAGCTCTCTGTATTAGCCTCGCCTACAGCGAATATCTGCTGTTGTGTGTTGATGGATGATCTTTTAAATCTAAAATCAACCGTAAAGTCACTCGCCCAAAAATTAAAGTCATCGTGTGGTGGTGTAGATATATATGAAGCACCGTCAAAAATACCGCTGGCGCTCGGAAAAACATAGGTGGCTGTGGTTAATTTTGCGTTGCCTGCAGGAGTCCATATTTTTCCAGTTTCATCGATGAAATTGGTTGAATTGTGGGCACCATCAAAATGCAAAAGACTTTTGGTAGACATTATGGCAGTTGATACTCCAAAATAACAAACAGACCCTTTGGTTTTGTTGTTGAATTACTGGTTACATAAACCTTCATTTTGTCGTTTGTTGAAACGTCGTCATAGGACGCATTAACTGCGCCAACAGTTCCAACCGTACCACCCGATGCGATGCTAATCGCTGTCGAGAGTGCGTCATTTGACGCATATTTTGTTAGATTTCTAATCTGTATCGTGGTGGGATTTGTGGTTCCGGCGGTCAAAACCATTGCCTGGGCACGCACCAGATTCATTCCGTCCATCGTCGATGGTACGAAAAAATATGCTATCGAAGTTGTGTCTACTTCGGTCGTCTCTGCGGTAACCTGAATCTGAACTATTTGCTTAATAGGTCTCCATGATGGCACTCCACTTGATGTCATTTGGAGAATTGCTGTTACTGTTGGTTTTATCAAAGCTGCCCAAATTCCAGAGGCTGTTGAATACAACAGTTGACCAATGGCAGTTGCCAAATTTTTAGGAATTGCCGCTGCAGCTACTATCGCGGCTGTTTCCGCGGTGTCCAGCGCCTCATCGGCTGTTTCTTGAGCCGTTTCAATTCCCTCTTCCATGTGATTTAGGCGTGCTGCATTGACCGGCGATCCCGGCGAGACCGGCGTAACAATCTCAATCGTTGCATTTGCAGCAATATCCCCATCCGCATCTTGAGAAATCTTGTATTCTATAGGAGTTGAAGACGGCGCTTCGTCCGTCCATTCCTGCTTGACGTAAGGCATTATTCGTATCTCCTGAATTTGTTATTACGAGTCAATCCATTGCCACAAACCGAAATACCAGTTCTTGCGCGACGAGCAGGAACAATGGCATTCGCAACCCATGAAAGCGAATCTCGAAATCGATGTTGCCAAAAACGGGGCTGACCCACATTAGATACTCCACAATAAATACGATACTCAACGGTATTAGCAACCATTGAAACAATTAAATCCAGGATCATTTCCCATTCATTTACATCCAGGTAATCTGGTGCGTCTGCGCCGGTCCCTTCTGCCCAATCCGCCTTAAGCGCAGTCAATCCTGCAATGGCTGGCAAATTGGTTTCTTCTATAATCCGGTTGATATTCGCCAGAAAGGTATTTAGATTCGCTACGGGTGGGAACGTCGTAATAGTTGGCGAAGGGATACTATTAAAAGTTATATCGATGCTATTCAAAAAATCAACGAGTGCCTTCGTTACCTGTGCGTTGTTGTAGATACGCTGCCAATCAGAAAGGTTGAAAAACGCCTTGGCAGTTTTATTGGTGAGATCTGCAAGTGCTCGATCAGTGATAGGATCAATGTATTTCATTCCACAACTCCCACAATTGTGGTTTTGGACGTGTAACCTCTTGCCAGATCCAATTCCATTTTTTCCACTATCCCGCCGATTTTACGATTGTACAATGTGTCAATTAGCACAGATGCGCCAGGCTCCGCAGATGGGGCATATAGTTTTACATCCTGCTTATATCGTTGCTGATAGTAGTCGTACACGCGTTGGGCGATTGTCGCGCCGTTGCCGGAATGCACAAGAGTCGCATCTGTGATCTGTAGAATGTTTCGCGGCACAGTTGGATCAAGAGAGTTATTGCGCACAGACGCAATACTCTGGGTGTCCTTGTATTCGTATCCAGTTACTGTAACCATGCCTGCTACAGTAACATTGACAACCGCATGATTCACGCCGTGACTAACAATCGTCGCACCTGATGCGCCCAGGTTATATATGGGCGAATTGAACTTTATAGTGTGCTGTCCAGTTGCCAGCGTTCCATTAAATAAAGTTACCTGATTGCCGCTTTGAAAATAATTATGTGTAGCAACCTCTATATCGGTAACAAGCGGTAGGAGCGTTAATTCCTGCTGTATCCCTTTATCTGCCTTCGTAATCGTATATTCGAAAGCATCCAAATCGGATGCCAGGACAGTTTTTTGAATGCGGATGACACCGGTGCGCGAACACGTTACCCGAGCGCCGATGGCAAACGCAATCTGCTGCAGTGCCTCGCGGTAGCTACAAATTGGAAGCCATCCTCTGATTTGTTCATCCATCAAATCCGCATCGAGTTCATACGCTGAATTTGCAGATGTCAAAATGACATCTATCAGATCTAAAGCGCTTACAGGCGATAACCATATTCCACCCATGTAAGACTGCTCGTCAAGAATTCCAAGACGATCTGTGGCAGAAAAAACGATAATGTTATTTGCTGGGTTCTTCCACTTGCTCAAATAAAATTGTCCAATATACACCTCGCCGCCATTCACGATCTCATATACATCAAGCGGTTGCTTTTCCTTTAACTTTGCGTAAGACCCAGTAGGATTTATGATTGAAAAATCCGCGTTAGTTGAATACAACCTCAAATCGAGTGTGTCAATTGGCAACTCCAACGATAGCGGGTTAACCTCCTGCACTACTTCAGCCGCTTGAATATCGGCGCCAGTGAAATAAACCAACTCACCAAAATCAACGCCCATTACTCTCAAGTATCGATAAGGTTTGTTCGTGGCGTTGAAAGTGATGGTTATTTTTTGGAAATCGCTCACTGCCTGCCCGGAGGAGAATTCGGGTCCTGTTGGAATATAGTTATCTGTCCGAATTAAGTCGTCCGAAGAGTCATAATAGGCAATATCGATATCATTAGCATAGTCATTTGTGTACGAGGAAAATCGTATGGTTATCCCATCCGAAGATTGGATGTTGTCGAATGTAATTGTAAGGACAGGCGGAATATCAAAATTTCCATCGACATCACTCATGGAAAGGGACATCAAGCCTACATGTACTAATGAGTCGTTTTCGGGCTTAAATTTATACGACCCATCTAATAACCAAAAATTCGGCTCAAACGAAGCATAGGGCTTACTTCCCACATTGCCGGTTTTCAAGTCGTCTGTTTTTGAAAATGTTTGCTTGTCGGCAGCCGAAAACGATGCGCCTTGCTTTAGCGCAAGGGCAAAGAGACCAAATCCGACTTTCGGTGATGTGCGCGGCATGTTAGCTGGGAATCCCTATTGCTGATTTAGAAATAAAGGTGACTGTCAAATTTTTCCAGAAAGTTTTTGAGTCCTTTTCTTTTTTCAGTTCGTCGGATACACCAGAGAAGTAAGCAGTGAATGTGATCGGATCGCCATCGCCATCGGGGATAACAATCGTGTGAAACTCTACAGGCTCCGTGAGCTTTTGCCAAAGGCTTTCGTATTCGGTGGTGTTGTTCGTCCGTCCGAACTGCAAGACGTATTTGTAAAATACACCAATAAGTTCGCGCTGCAAATCGCCGCTTTCTGTGCGTTCGGCATATTTATCCAGAAATTCAGCAATGCGCCTTAATGACACTACCGGGATATTAAAAACATCATCATCAATGATAATCACGAGACTGTGCCTTTCACCAAGGTAACTCCCTTGCGTTTATTTTCTTGATCAATATATGGCTTTAGTTCTCGCACCAGTGCCGCCAGCGTCCCTTCAAAACGTATTATTATTTCACCGCCAGAATTCCCACTGGTTTCTTCACGCACGATCTGGCGAAGTAGACTCTCGGGCGCTTCGATATTTCGCCCGTTCCGTTGATCACCAAGTACTGCCATAAATTCGGCATTTGGCGGTATGACTGCTCCAGTAGCAAGGTGCGGAATTTGATATGCTCCAATTGTCGGAAGGGGATCGAAACCCGGCAAAACCGCTCCAATGGTGTTGATACCCGCGGAAATCGTATTGATCCCATCTGATATTCCGGCAATCATGCCATTTATAGTGTCGATGATTCGGTTGATGACTCCTGTAACAAAACCATGGATCCCGTTGAAAATACTCTCAAACTTTTCTTTTACAGCATCCAACGCAGCAAAAAAAGATGTTTTTACGGCATTGGCTGCCTGGTTAAAGTAATAGGCAATAATGAAGCCCAATTGTTTTATCGTTGTCGAAAGCTGTTCTGTTAGCTGGTTGAAATAAAAGCCAATAATGAAGCCTATTTGTTTGACCGTGGTCGCAAGGTTATCCCATTGTGTAATAAGTAGATAAATTAGAACGCCAATAGCCAAGATCAAAGCAATAATCAAGAGCAAAGGTAAACTTATCGCCCCTGTAACAACAGCAGCAATTGCCATAACGCTGTTATATATGCCTATCGCAGTATTGATCGCGCCAACCGCAGCGTTCAACAACCAAAGCACGCCTATGATTGCCGCAATAATTTCAACGACTAGAAATAGCGTTTGTCCGTGCTCTTCAACCCAGTCGCTTACCACCACGAGAGCATCAGCCAACCAATACAGGAAATCAACGATTACCCCGCCCACCCATGTAGCCAGCGGTGACAAAACATTTTCCCAAAACCAACTCCATGCGGGTTGTAAAGCAAGCAGGACCGAATTAAGTAACTCCGCCGCACCACCGAGTAGAGCAAGAAATGCCGGCAAAAGATCCGTAATTACCCACTCCCCAAGTGGAACGAGAATGTTATCCCACGCCCATTTCAGTCCAGCCCAAATGGTCTCACCTAATGGGGTAAGCGATTCCTTGAGTCTGCCAAGTTCCTCTGTTACAGGTCGTATAAATTCAAGGAATTTTGTTTTGAAGGCTAAGACTCTCTCCTCTAGGGCGGTTAATCCCTGGTCAAGAGGGGTTTCGTCTACAATCGGGAGCGTATTTGTGACATCGGTATTATTCTCTCCGCTGCCAGTGCCAACGTCCTGCATTTGCAACACGTTGAGTTGGTCAAAGGCAGCCAAAGCACCTTTAGCAGCTTTGCCGGTTGCAGTTATACCGTCCGCCAGATCGTTTTGGGCATCGGCCGCATCCTGGCTGCTTTCTGTTACGCTATCCAAGTCAGAAGCAACAGAGGCGACAGAAACAGATGTCCCAAATAGGGCATTCATAATCTGAGACACTGTATTGAAGAAGATCACAAGTTCGTCTACAGCGGCTTTGATGTATGGAATAACCTGATTGATGACTGGAATTATCGAATTCCCGATAGCAACTTTAAGGTTTGTAAATGACACACCTAAAGCTGAAACTTTTCCAGCGTATGTTTGCGATAGTTTTGCCGCATCCCCCATCTGGAAGCGCGTTTCCTCCAAAATGCCCTGGACTTCCGCCTCGATCTTTTGTTCTTTGGTCAAAGCGCCTACGGTTGTCCCAATGGAAGCGGCATAATCCTTCCACATCATTGACACGTTTTTCGTCACACCCGAGTTATCCACAAGTATGGAATTCTCGTTTTTGAGACCTTCTGTAGCGCTTTGAACCGCCTGCCCCATTGTGAGCGACGCCTGCCGTCCAAAGGCAGACGCATTCTTAAGAGCCTCCATCACGGTTTCGATCTGCTCGGTGGAATAACCACGCATGAGCAGGTTTTTATATGCTGTTACAGCATTCGCCGCTGGCACAAGCCCATCGGAAATATAGTCTTCGATAAATTCCTTTGCGCCAGAGAAGGATTTCCCTTGTCCCTCTACAATAGATTGCAAACCGATAAATGCTGACTGGATCTCGCTGGCAGCGTTGACAGCAGTATTACCAAACGCGATCACTGCGCCCAAGCTAAACGCAATACCAATAGCAAGCGCAAGCGATTTCAGTGAGGTCATCATGCCCTTGATGCCCTTGTTGAATCCACTGCTATTAATACTTGTGTCGATTTTGATACTGCCGTCGTATCCTGCCATCAGGTTTCCTGTTTTTGTTTTTGGTATTCGTTCCAGGCTTTCATAAACTCTTCTTCGGCTTCAAGTACTTCCAGAGTGCGATATTCTGTGTCTGGTATCTCGAAAACATCTCCGAGAGCTTGTGCGGTTTCACGCTCGTCTTTCGTCGCTTTTCCAGTCTTGACTCGCTTGCGCAATGCCGCCAGTTGGTTGAATGTCGTTTCACTACCTATGTCCATGAATAGAGCGATGAAAATCCACCAATGCAATTCAGCCATCTGCAGGTCGATTCCATGTGTCTGACGAAAGGCAGCGAAAATAAATTTTTGGTCTTTCTGAAATGAGTAAACTCGCGGTTGTGGTTGTTGTTCGCCTGCGGAAGATTCCTCGCCTCCATCAAGAAACCACTTCGCCTTTTCCATCGCGGCTTCAGTGTCCTCTGGAATTTCGGGAAACAGGTTTGTGAGAATCACCAATGCTTTTTCATAACCGGTTAATCCGGCGTCCTCACACGCCATAATAGTCCTGAGGCATACGCGGAAATCTGTATTGATCTTGTAGGATTTTCCGCCGACTTCAACCGTCTCGGGCAGAACATCAACGAGGATATTCATTTCTTGCGTCGATTACGCTTCGCACTCGTACTGGTTGTGTACATGGCAACACGCTCCGAACGTGCCTGCTGGAAAAACGGCAAAATCCCGTCGAAGAATTGGACGTAAACGTCGAGATTACGAACCTCGTCAAACGCCTTTTGAGAAGTTCCATCGCCGAAAGTCTTGTCAATTTTTTCGCGGAGATAGTCGCACAGGTCTTTTTGCAGAGCGATATGCTCCTGCATATTGACTGGCATACCGTCTTCGTCACGTTCTGCCGTCTTCAATGCTTCGCCTTTGGCTTTGAAATCATTGAGTGTTTTTTTCATTTCGCCAAGTAGGGCATAAAATCGCTCGGCAAATAGCGTGTCAGTCGGGTTGAAAACAAGTTCACCAACATCCTTACCGTCGCGAATGATCGGCAATCTTTTTTCGCCAGTGTTGATCTGAATACTATTCATGAAATCCTCATGCCGATGAAGAATGATCTCTCATCCTTCATCGGCTATTTGTTAGGAGCCAGTAAACGTGCCACTGGTCGGGTTGAAAGTTCCCAGAACCGGATCGCCAACATAGTTGATGGTGTAATTGATTTTCACAGGCACACCACCTTCTACAGTCAGGTCATCGATCTGGATGGAAACATTCTGTCGCTCAGCAGGATATGCTCCTGCAGTGGGTGTTTCGTAAAGCCACACTGAAACAATATCGGTTTCTGCATCAGCACCAACAGCGCGGGCTTTGCGAAGAGCATCGATGAACGCAAACGCAGGATCTCCAACCTTAGCTGTCATCTCGACCGGCACGGTCGGTGCGTAGCTATCCACACTGGTTGATCCAGTATCCTGATGGACATAATGCTCTTCGGTGGTTTTGGGGTTGTAATTGATCTTGAATGACTTAACGCCATCCCCTATCAGACTGTAAGTGGCAGTCGCTTCAGGTGTGGTGTTCAAGAACATCTTAACTTGTGAACTTTTGATTTTGTCGGTCATGATTACTCCTGTTCGTAAACTAACTTGCAAGTAATTTGGTAAATACCTGTGCCGCTTTCGCCTTGTTCGTACACAAAGCCCCACGTCACAGCCTCGATGGACTCTGCGGTCTTTCCTGCCTCCATTACTGGCAGAGTTCCCGCTTCAGTTTGCGCTTCAAGCCAATCTGCCAACGCTTCATAAAAACCGCTATTCTCAATCCGCTCAGCTTCGTCGGCGGTCGAGAAAACAGACTGGATAAGGAATGGGTATTCGCGCTGGGATTTACCGTCAAGATATTTTTCAAGAACACGATCTCCCGGTAATGGTATGACCGCGTATTCGATGGGAGTGCTGCCAAGAGCATCCACATGGATTAGCGCATTTGCCATGCCTGAGTACGTCAGCAGGTAATTGCGCACACTCTCGATTATGCTCATCCACCCCTCCCTGAAATCCGTCGCGCTCCACCGACAATCCGGTTCCGGTTGACGGACTTCATCCGCTCGAACCAAAGCGGACCTCGCAGCGGACCCGTTTGGCTTCCCGGTTTCCGCTTACTGAAATACTGCGCCTTTGCATAAGGAGCAATCCACTGAACTAAACCGGAACCGATAAAAGTACCGAGAATGCCTGACTTGATTAGCATCGAGGTCAGAAGTGGGATATACGGCTCAGACAGTCTCAGGACTTCCCCATCGACGAAACGTTGAGCGGCAGAGAAGTTTCCCTGCCACCGCTGGAAAGTGGTATTCCATTCCAGCTTCGTTCTGCCGTTCGGTGTCTGGAAAATTGCGCCGCGAGGGGTGATGATCTTCGGAGGGGTCATTTGCAAAGAATCTCCCAGTGATGGGTATTCGGTGAACCTTGATCCATCCAAGCAACCGAGACAATTTCGAGCACGTCGTCATATTTGGCGCGAAGAGCCGAGACAGTAAATCCGGTTGTGATCTCATCAGAAACAGTTCCGCGCACGACGATGTCGCCTTCCTGTAACGTCCAGAATCCAGTTTTGTCAGCAAGCGCGAGCCATGCTTTCGCTTTTAGATAAGCTGCGCCAATATAGTGAGGAAGGGCAATGACCGCTTTGTTGTTCTGCATATCGGCGGATTTGCGTTTGAGTGTCGCCGCAGAAGAGTCCCACAACACAGCCGACAGAACTGTGCGCTGGTATTTCTCAGCACGGTTCTCGGTATATCTGTTATAGACAGTCATTGGGGTATTTGTAATCATTCGGCCTTTGCCTGAAAGTTCAACTTGCGCTTGCCTGTCGTAGTGAGACCCAATCCAATCCCGTAGCGTTTCTGGATGTCAGCTTGCTTCCGTGTGATGAGTTTTTCCAAAGCATCTGTCGCATGACTAAAATACTCGGTTCCACTTGCAGCTTGGAGCGTGACCTTATCTGAGTTGCCGAGAATATTTTCGAGTAATCGAACCTCAGCCAGATCACAGAGTTTTGTAATGTCGGTCACAGTGACAAGATCACTATCGGCTACATTGGCAATATTCGCGGGAGTAATTCCCATCGCTTGCAAAGCGATGAAGATGGGATCATTTAGGTCAGTATTGTTGCCAGTGGTGGTAACAGAAAATCCGACAAACTCCATGCGTTTCCTACAACGGGACACCAGGATTGATTCAACATTTGCACGGGTCAGAGCCATATTTCCTTATCCAGATAAAAAAACATGAAAGGGCAGGCAGTGATTAGCCTGCCCTTTTTTTGAGTGATTACGGAACGCGCTTGTAAATCGACGGGATGGTGTAGGTTGGGTTGGTAGTCAACTGCATGACAACACCATTGAGGCGGTTCGCCGCGCCAAATCCGTAGCGATGGCGATAAAAGGCAGATTGCAGGGGGAACGACTTGTCCTTCTGGACTAACTGCAGGTCACCAGAGCCGAGTCCGACATCAGCCGGATCAACACGCCGCTTCAACGGCTTGGGAGCGCGAAGATGAATTGCCTTCATGTAGCCAGGCGGGATATAGTTCCATTCTGCAATCCACGCACCGGCAGTCCCGATGACAGTCCCAGGGAGTCCCTGTGGTAAGCCAACCACGGTGGTCACGTCCGCACCAGGCGCAAGATGTTCGTCGAGCCCTTCGTCGGAGAAGTTGGGCAGAGCCTTGACCTTCTTTCGTTCGGATTTGTTGATGAACACAACACAATCCCGTCCACCAATTGCGCCACCGCCGAAGTGTTCTTCGAGGTGATCGGTCATGGTCTCGATGGGATTATTGTCTTCATCAATGTCGGCAGCGGCGTACCCTGAAACGAGATAATGATTCTCGGTGATCAGGTCTTCCGTTCCCATTTTTGGCGAATACTTGTCAGTGTCGCCATTCGCAAGCGGTTTGACAGTGAGGTTGACCTTTACAGTCTGATCCTTGACTGAGAAATTGACATTCGGGAAAATCGCTTTGAGGATCTCCCGGCGCATGGAGTTTGCGCCACGAGTCCAAACAGCATCAAGGTGACGCTGAAATTCCGGCAGCGTCATGTACGCCAGTTCGATCTCATTGTCGGCAAGCTGGTCGCCAAGGTTGAACAGCGGATAGGCGACTTCCCACTCGCCTTCGACCTTACGAGCCCCAGGCTGACCGATGTTGGTCATTTCCTGTAGGTACCCGCCGCCAGGCAGCTTGTACGCTTCGGTCAGGAGAGTCGTGTCTTCCTCGACCCACACACCGCGCGCGAGTCGGAGTTCTTCATTGAATTCATTCAGCAATTGCTGTACGGCATCCCAAACGGTCTGATGACCGATGACGTTGACGCGCCGTTCGTCGTTATCATTGAGGTTGAGTGCGCCCCAAATAGTTCCAGGCATGGTTACCTCCTATACCTTGGTAAGGTGAAGAATTTTGGTGTGATCGGGATCGGGTGCAGGATACACATACCCGACAAGCAGAGTCTTGGTTCCGGGCGCGTCCGCTAATTCGCCAGCCGTGTCGCTGACATACACAGGTGCACCGTAAGCAAGCCCGCTCAAATCGAAACCAACGAAATCGCCCTCTTCGGCGGCGTCCACAGGCTGTCCCTTTGCGACAGTCTGTTTGGCAATGCCGATGTATTCATTCGCGGGTGCGGTCCCGTTGGCGTCTGCAAGATTCACGTTGCCGTTGGCATCGAGGTAGAGGGGTTGCCCCGCCTGAATGTCCACAGCCGCATGACATGGATGCGCTTTGGTCTTAAGTTGCCACAGATCGGCAACATGCGCTTCGTCTCTGGTAATGAGTGCCATTGTCTTTTCTCCTTAGTACTTAAAGGTTAGAAACGTGCATGTGATTTACCTGCGGCGTTTTTCTTGTTACTAGGAAGATTCGGCTTCCTTGGTTTTTCGCCACTAGGTGTTCCCTGGGTATTCTGCTCAGGCTCTTTCTCGGTCAGGAATTGCTTCGCCTTTGCCAGATCCGCCAGGGCTTCTTCGATTCCGGTGTATGCACCGTCTTTGAGGACAATAGCTTTGCGGTCGAGTGTGGTCAAAACCACATCGAGGGCGTCTTCACGGAACTTCGGTCGGATAACATTCCCGTCCTTGTCCTTGACTTCGCGCCCGGCGAGGATTTTGATCTCGCTGTCCTGAATCCGCTTTTCGAGTTCCGCAATGGCGGTGTCGTGAGCGGCCTTCTGGTCTGCGAGAGCCTTCTCAGCCGTGTTTGCCTTATCCTGCGCTTTTTGCAGTTCGGTCTTCTGCGCGTCGTCGGCGTCTTTTGCCGCTTTGATGACGGCTTTCAGGGAGTCAGCGTTTTCTACGCCTAGTTCCTTGAACAAATCCGACAATGCGCTGTTCCGTGCCTGCGTTGCTCGTTGAGCAAAGAGCGCGTCCAGTTCCTCTTGTGTGAACGTCTTTCCCTTTGGCTTGTCGTCATTATTGCCAGGGGGATTTTCGTTTGTTCCTCCACCACCACCGCCGGAGTTGGCGTCAAAAAACATACGAGGTCGAAGAAGTGAATAAAAGTGATTCATGTTTGATCTCCTGCCATTACCGCTGGCATCGCGTCTGATGTCCCGCCGAGTTAACAAAAAAAACCGAGACGCTCAATCAAGAGCGCCTCGGTTTCTGTGAACTCAGTCAGGCGTGAGTAGGGTTGGGTTTTACCCGCCCCTGTCAATTAACGGCATTATAGCACAATTTTTCTATTTTTGATTCAAGCATATCGCCTTATAATATTTGCTTAGTGTTGGGCAATAATCAATTACAAAAGGGAGATCATATGAAAACAATTCAGAATTTAGCCGCTTGGTTCTCAAAACAAAAAACCGTTGGGAAAATCGGCATCGGTTGCGTCGGTTTGATTTTATTTTTCTGCGTATGCACTGGACTTGCATCGCTAGCGAGTCCTTCTGCAACTTCTGGAACGGAAGATATAACAGTCATGCAAACTTCCGCACTTGAAACGGCAATCGCAGCAGTAAATCAGACATCGGAAGCCAATTTACCAACAAATACACCTGAGCCGACTGGAACACCATCGCCCACAGACACTCCGCTACCTCCACCTACCCAAAATGTCGGCGTAGTCGGCGAACGTCGCGAATCTGGTGGTATTGCTGTCACTATCATAAGCGTTTCTAAAATGGATAGTGTCGGGTATTTTACTCCTGAGGCTGGGAATGTCTATCTCGTAATTGAAGCCCTGATAGAAAATGTTAGTAGGGATGAAGAAACTCCCTATAATCCTTTGTATTTTTCTGTAAAAGATAGTGATGGTTTTCAAGGCAGCACTTCTTTCGCCTCACCTGACCCAAGCCTGCAAAGCGGAAACCTCCCAAGAGGCGATAAGGCTCGCGGATTTGTTGCGTTTGAAGTCCGCGCGTCTGCCAGTGGATTTGTTGTCACCTATGAACCATTAGTGATATTCGGCGGCTACAATCCAATTAGAATAAGTTTGGGGCAGTAGTCAAGTGCGAAAAGATTTACGGGATGCGCTCAATCGAAAGTGGAGCAATTATCTTTTCGGCTTTGGACTGATTCGATTTATAGAAAACACATTAACTAACAACAATCTCGAAAACGTCTTATATGCTACAGGTGCAACCATTCTTAATACTGGCTACATCCAAAACGGTAAAACATATTCATATTCTGAAAATCAAAACATTCAAGGTTTATTGGTTATTACAAATCAGTGCGTGTTGCACTTCTCGAAAGGAAAAAGATTAGAAATAGCATCACTTGACGATACTGAGATTGAATTGAAGCAACATTTTTTTACGCGTTTTATTCATCTACGCTCTACGGTCAGCTCAAGCTACATGAATATCGGTTCTCTTGGCGTAAAAGACTTCAAAATAGCATCAGAAATAATTACATATCTGATCCAAAAGCAGAAAGAGCTTTTATTACAGAGAAGAAAACACAAAAAACAGTTAGTATGATATTTGACGCCTGACCACCAAGAACTAAACCAAAACCCAAAAAACACCAAGAGCGCATGAACGCTCTTGGTGTTTTTTTTATGTGTGTTTTCGATTATCAAGTGTCCAATTGACTTTTTGATTTGTGAACACTTTTAATTTTTGAATGAAAAAGACATCTCAGCCATGCCCTAAATGTCATAATCCTATGAGCTTTCGAAGATGGTCTAACAGATACCCGAAAGGCTATATCTGGCAAGAGGCATTGGCTGATTGTCCGTCGGGGTGCGGGAAGTTCGGGCTGCGTTATTTTGACGGAAAGCCTCATTCTGAGGTTTACCAGGTAAAAAAGCCAGCAGAAAAAACCGCACGTGGATCATATAGACTGCGCCAAGATTATAACGATGCTATCTGTGAAGTTTATGGCAGTGTTCAGGCAGCGCTTGATAAATTGGGTCAGGTCTGTATGACAGAGCAGTATAAGCAGTAGTTAGGCGTGCTCGGAGGTAGCAATGTTGGATGATGATATTGAGTTTGACGATGACAGTTGTCCTAAGTGTGGTCACTATCCCACATACTCACGCCGTTGTCATGTGTTGGGTTGCGACGATGGCAATATTGATTTGCATGAGTATGATGACCCGCTATTTTTCGACCCTGGCGAAACAGAGATGTGTACCGAGTGCTGGGGTACTGGCTGGGAGAGATGGTGCCCCAAATGTGGTTATGATTTGCAAAAGGCACGCCTAACACAGCGTGCAGCCGACGCTGGGGATTCTGCCGAAATCTCAAGCAGTTTACCAGCCGATAATTTATCCAACTCGGACGGCGGAGCCGTCCCCACTCGGCGCAGTTAACGCGTCCCCGTTGGGCGCCCCCCGTCCGCAAGGAGAATGACATGGATGTAAATAATGGTTTTGGTTCGATTTTCAGGCAAGTCTTTTCGGGTAAGCGCGGTAATGTTGTAGATGCTATTTTTGCGGTCGCAGATGCGATCAATAATTTAGCCGCCGCCCAACAAAACGCGCGCGCTGACGGGGCAGGAGTCTGCCCAAATTGTAAAGGCGAAATCGTCAAGATCAATGGCTTACTTTTCGTTGTTCTGTCCAAGAGCGACACCAAAGGCACATTGCATCTTGAAATCGTGAAGCCTAAGCCAAGTGAGTAATATGCCTACTCCGAACAAGTACCAAAAGATGAACCGTGTGGAGATTTACAACGTCCAGGGCACGGTAAAGAAAACTGAGAAGTCAGTTGTTCTTGAACTCAATACCGGAACCACGATACTAGAATTACATTTCGGTGATGCCGAACAGCTAATGAATTGGTTTGTCCTAATGATCGAAGAAATGGCAAAGGTATTCCCCGAACATGAAGCATCTAAGTTGTGGTTGGATGATAGTTTTAGATAGGCACATAACAATGCGTGCAGGCGACATGAGCGGGCTGTGATCACAAATGGACAAGTCTAGCCGCCCATGCGCCTAACGCTTGCCGTTGGGCGCACAAGGAGCAAAATGATTTACGAAATCCTATGTAACGGTAAGGTGCATTACACCCGCCCGCACGATCACCCAGATGTGCAGGAGGCACTTGACCTAATTTGGTATCAGAAATTGCATTATGGTGTCACGTCCTATGAAGTGCGCCCAACAAAAGGTGCACTGGACAGTGGCTATTGCAACTGCAAATATCAAGCACTTGCGCGCGCTCTTGCGTGCCCAAACTGTGTGGTGTGCGGTAAACCGCCACTGCCAGTAACCTAAGCCTTGGGCGTATACTTTGAAAAAGGAGAACCATTATGTCTTACATCGTAACGGCTAAAGTAAGAACATCGCTCGAAGAAAATATCGGCGGAGATGAGAGAAAGGTAAAGGCTCGCGTGTTGAAGAAAGACGATTTTGAGATAACATTTGATTTACCAGGTAGTTTTGAGAAGCAAAAAGAGATTACTTTGGAACTTTGCAAAACGCTTATTGAATCTGGGTTTGTATCTTTTGAAATTGGGCATAGTTACTAAACTATGAAAAGCCCAACAAAGCGCGCAGCCGACGTGTGCCACGTCGCGGCGCAAAGGTCGTGAAATCCAAATCAAAGGTGTCTGTTGGTCGCACACGCAGGTAACGCAAACCGTTAGTCGCTAAGGAGCAAAACATGGAACACTTGAGATTAGACAAACCGATTGAAATCAAACTCAATCGTAATGCACATATTGATGTTTGTGATGTTGTACATCATGTGCCGAGTGGCGAAAATTGGGTTGTCGCCTGCATTGATGGCGATAGGTTGTATTGGGTTGGCTATCCATTTGGCGGCTCTGCTGCATTGTCGGATTGCCAGTTAGTTACTAAGGCGTCCGCAGAAGATCGGCAAAAAATGCTTGTGATGTTTTCAGAACTCACAGGCTTTGAAGTGCCTATTCTTCGAGCAAGAGCGCGCCTAACAAAGCGTGTGGCCGGCTGAATGAGTATTCCGATCTTCACGAAAATATTTCAGAAGATTAGAGATAATCTTGACTGATAAACAAACACTGCTATAATCTCTCTTGCCCTTGTTGGATGCCCCCCTCATCCTACTTGGGCATTTTTCTTATGACTCGAGACGAGATAATCTACTATGTTGGTATAGGAATTGTCGTACTGGTAGCAGAAATCGGAAACCAGTATGGCGCAGGCTGCATTGCATTGCCATTGCTGCTTATATTCGCAGCTATTTATCGTTTCATCTATCCTGAAAACAATACAAAGCCTAAGGTTTGACTATCGCAACTCCATATGGAGAACGCGCAGAAGCGACGAACTCACGCCATGAGTAGGTTTCGTTTCGATCCATGAAGGGGTTGTAAATCTCTACTTGTCCCATCTTGTAACGCTCAAGCCTCACATCTTTTATTACAACCCAATGCAGGATTCCACTAGATTCGAGAACACCTGTCAACTTCGAAATACGCACAGAAGCAATAACTCCATCTCGATAAATTCGATGAAGTTTTGTCGGCGTGTACCCTGGTGAAATTCTCCTGCTTGGAATATTGGGGTCCCGAAAACGCTCAACCAATGAGATTGCATGAACATCAAAAGCTGAAAGCATACTCTGCAGGTCAGCGATTCCAGTTCCCCCTGAAACCCTACCGCTCGCCCAATTGAAAACACGCTCAAATGTAGATTTCTGTTTCGCTTGCCACTCTGCCAGCAAATCATCCATAGTGATATTTAGCAAGTGTGCAACGCACATCTGACCGCAGAGATTTGTTTGCTTAACCCCGTACTTGATAAGGTACTGCTCGGCATCGGTAGTCCATGGAGTCTTGTCCGTTGGATTCACGACGTCCTTGGGCAAGTTCTCGCAGTAATCATCGAGATAGCCGACATAGACCCAGCCCCACACCCCTGCCGCGTCCATAACATAAACATAATCCACGCCATTGATCGTTGTCGCCTCGCCTGTGGTTTCAAAGACTGTGCCTTCGTTCACGTCTCGAAGTTTTCGCCTGAGATCACTGGAAGAAAGAAATGGAGCAAAGCCGTTTGTTACTAATTTCATTTGAGCCTCCTAAGCCCTTACAACGCCCTCACGGACATACTGCCTACTCAACCTCGTTTCACGGATGAAAGACCGCATACGAGCCTGCCACGCTTTGATTTTGGCTATCTCACGAGCATTATCCAAACTCGCAGCCTCAAGAGCGTAAGCCTGCCTTTTCCATGCTCGGATTTTTCGTTCGATTCCGCGCTGGACCTGAGTAGCTTCGTACATGCTTATTTCTTTACCTTGATAAGTTAATACTTTGTTGGCATAAGATTCCAAGTCGCGTTTGTTGTAAGCGTTCTTGGATATCCCATCGAAGAACGGGTAAAACGAATGTCGGCAGTTGTAGCCCATCAGCCCCGGTCCCGTTCCGTATCCTGTCTCGGTCACGAAATCGGGATACCGCCTGTCCCTACCTGAGCGTGAGAAGATCCTCCCCTGCCATGCCTGATGTGATGGTCTTGCCCCAATGTGCGCAGAGGTTTGCACAAGATCAACGCCCATCTCATTCATGCGCTCGATCTGCATTTGACCTGTGGTTTGAGAGACTCCGGTTAATACAGCGCGGCGCATTGCGACATCAAGCTGGTCAACTCGGCTGGTGTACGAGATAACGGTCAGTCCTTCCCGCGCAACCTGCTGAACTGCCGCCCTGATTGCTTGGTCGTAGCTCATGGCTCCGTTTACCACCTGCATATAAGCCAGGTTAGCCGCGGAGATAAACGCTTGTTGACCACTGGAAGCAGTGGTCATGGTCAGATTGGTGATAATCCCCTGTGTTTTATTCAATCCAGCCGCCAGAACCTGAGCCATCGCTGGTGATAAATTCAACGGAAGCGGGTTCAATCCCGCTTCTCTGTAAATCGCATCGTCAAATGCCATTGACTGAACCCCTGCCTTCTCGAACGCTTCGCGCAAAGCCTTTTTTGATCTGCCTGTAATTCTGGCAAGTTCATCGAGCGCATTTTCGTAGACCAGACCAGACTCCGTCAGTCGCTGCATCTGCCATGCCGCCGTCGCGGTCATGTCCATGCCAGCCAGTCGGCGAGCGATGTCATTGATGACCGATTGGGTGTACTGCTCGTAAAGGGCTATGATGGGATCAACCAGCGCGTCGAGTTCGTCCGCTAGCAACATGAATCCACCTACGCGTCACCGGCATTGCTATCCTGTTCGTCACCGAAGAAATTCATTTCAGCAGCGATTTTCTTGCGGTTCTCATCGATCTTGGCAGTCACCTTGGCAATCTTCTCCTTCGACCATCCGTTTTCCTCAAGGAATATTTCCAGAGGCATTCCCGCGCTCTTTGCCTGAGCCGCAGCCGACCAGAAAGCAGATTGAACCTCCGAGCTATCCAGCGGATCTTCGGCAAATACAGGTCTTTCCCCGATGGAATGTGCAAGATTGCCCCGCTTATAACTATCAAGGTTGAAAGACTGAAAACCCTCATACTTCCGCATACCGCCAATAGAAACCGCCATCTGCTGGGCGCGGACCAACGCGTCATCGTAGTTGACACGGCGCTGCAGCACCTTATCCTCGACCGGCGAACGATTGATTCGAAGTGCACGCCCCGAGATGTCACCAGTTGCATTATTCAGGTCTTTTCGCAGTTCGGGGTAATCCCGCTCCAGTTCCTCAAGCAATTGTTTAATATTCGCAGAAACAGCAGCAACGTCAATGTCATTGACAAGAGATTGTGCCTTTGCCTCCGAGTTGGTTGTCCAGATCATGTTTTCGGATTCGCGGTCTTCGCTTTCCTCATCGTCTTCCGGCTCATTCAATCCAGCCATCAGCCAGCCGCCCGAAATGACCTTTCGAATTTGGTCATGCAACTTTGAAGCCTGGTCGTCCACTTCACGGAACTTTGAAAGTGACGGATGAATTTCGCTCCAGCCAAAATTAAGACCTACGTCATTGTGTTTGACAAAGACCATCGGAACAAAGCCATAAGGAATAGACCATGTCCAATCCTGATTCTCGTCCCATGCGTAAGGCTCATTGTTGAGGTAAGTTTCGTAAATCACGTTATCCCCATCGCGATAGGCAAGTTCTTGATACATGACCGCTTTTCCGTTTTCCTTGCGTGGATCTGAGCGCTCATATTCAAGGGCGTACCCTTTGACATTCCCCCATTCATCAAGAACGACATCAGCCAGCCGTGACGGATGAACAAGAGATAGATAAACCTTTCCGAGACGTGGCTTATCTTCGACTTTGATAATGCCGTCGCCAAGGATAGTCCCCCACAGTGAGAATACGTCCTTTTTGGATTTCCAGTTTGACCATTTCCATACCTGGGCAATGGCAGGGCGAAGCGCTTTGTTATCTGTGATGATGGGTAATGCGCTCTTGATTTCTTTTCCATCACCTGCAGCGGCGTCGAGCATCCCGCCCCAAAGGTGTGACTTCCAGAACTCGCCAAGCCGAAATGTTGGATTGTAGATCCCGCGAATGTGGTCATAAAGACCATATTCATACTTGTATAGCTGGCTCCACGAGTTTATTTTGTCATAGGCTTTATTTTCGTTCATCGCCCATAACAGCGAGTATCGAACCATCCGCGCAGCGTGATCCTCGAAGTTTACGAGGTTTACCTGATCAGTACCAAGATAGGAGGCTTGAAAAGCCGCGTAACCTGTCATAGTTGCTCTCCAAAGTCGTGTAAAAAAGTTTGCCATCTCTTTTATCCTCGATGATTTTTCATCGGGTTCTTTCCGCGTTTCGCAGTCATCGCGGTACCGCTCTTGCCGGCCCACAGAGCCAGCGCCCAAGCCCAAAACATATCTGCATGGTGTTTTTCGTTGGTCTCCATATCGAATGTACTTGTGCTTGCTCCCGTCACTTTACGGCGGATACTGTGAATTTGATAGGCGAGATCTCTTTCTAATGGAATCTGCGCTTCACCTTTCTGACAACGGAGTTTCGCTTCCACCGCCCAGAGTTCCTTACGCTCGTTTGTGAATGTGATACCTTGCGCCTGAGGATATTGCCCAGAAATATCCTCAGCAATTTGCATTCCAAGCCCAGAATCATCTATCAGGAAGTTGGTCACCGGCAGCACATCGAGAATTTTTCGGACAACTGCCTTCTGTTGCGTGAACTCAATGCGGTCGAGGGATACATGCAAACGGTAGGGCAGACTGGAAAGGTGCGTATTCTTGCCACACAGGATGATTTCAGTTGTGTCGTGCTTGCGCCCAATATCCATGCCGCCGACGAGTGTAGGCTCGATCCGCGCCTCAATGCACATTTGGGCAACTTCGTTCACCGCTTGCATTGCAGCGTCAACGCCCTTAACCTTGCGGTACCAAAGTTTTCCATCAGCCGCCAGAGCCTGATTGCGTTTGATCAATTCCCAATCAATCCATGAGACTGATTCGTCAAGCCAAGCGCACTCATACTCTTGTTGAAAATCTTCGAGAACCATATTCTCGAAGATCTGCAATAAACGTGGCGTCCCGAATTTCAGTACGCGGTCTTCTGTGACCATCGTCGGTGCTTCGAGCGCAGCCGCGCGCGGGTCTTTGCACAGAGAGATTGTGGACCACCACGGAATCAGATTACGAGCATATCCTGGATACTTTCGCAGTGCCTCTGTGTAAATCTCCCAAAAGACTCCACGCGCCCCAAGCGGAGAAGATCCGATCCGCATGATCCCACCTTTTGAAATGGCGGGTAGTGCCGACTGGTAAATCTCACGGTCGTTGGGGTAGTGTGCGAATTCGTCGAGATAAACGATTGCCTTCGCCTTACCACGTACAGGCCGGCAAGGATGCGAGATCAGACGCGAGCCGTTTGGGAATTCCAAACCAAAGGCATTATCGGTTTTCAGCCTCGGTCTGACATCTGTGTCCAACGCCTCGATGACAGCCTTGGCATAGCGAATTTTTTCTGCGGCTTCGTCTTGGTTTATCGAGACAAAGATATGTGGCGTTCGCGGGTTCTGTATCGCTGACGCCACGCTCTCAGCCGCAGCCAGCCACGACCAACCTACCTGACGGCTTTTGACCTCGATACCTAAAAGTGACGGGTTGTTAAGGTGCGATAATTGAAAATTCTCCCATCTCGCATCGGGATCGCCGACAGCGTCAGGGAGAGATAAATGCTCAATAAGAAATACAAGATTGTCTGAAATCCTGGTTGCCACATTGGTCTTATCCAGCGCCTGATATGGTGGGATCATGCTTGTATTTCGTGGCATGACTTATAAAGGATTCGGGTTGCACATTTGGAGCATGCTCCCGAAGCTGGCGCATCAGCCGTTCAGCCCAATCTTTCAAATCCGATATTGCTTGGTCACGCTCAGCAATGATTTGATCTCGCTCTGCAAGTTTTACCCGATACAGTTCATTCTCTCGCCGAACCTGCGCAACATCTAAATCGAGATCACGAACCTGTGTTTGCAATTCAATAACATGCTCTGCCCAACGGTCGGCTACCTGAGCATGCAGGTTATCAGTTTCCGCATCGGTTTTCTTTACTTCCGCATCGGTTTTCTTGACTTCTGTCGGCGTTTTTCGCAAAGCAATATACAATGCAGCCACCCCGGCAAGCAATGATGCTATGGAACTTACTACAGCGACAATAATTTCAATTTTCATGCTGATAAATACCAGTAAAGGATGAAGGACTTCCTTGTCCTCCATCCTTTACTTGAGTCTTATCTATCGCGAAGGCGCGACAAACTTGCCCATGTTGAACTCGCGAGCAACGATGGCTTCAACTTCAAGCCTGATCTCATCCAAGTCAATGTTGAGACGATTCTGTGCAAGCCAGGCTTCAGCGAGATTCACAACGTAATCAAGTTTGTCGTCGATTCTGCCTTTCAAATTCATCTGCTCGGCGGCGTAGACGGCAGTCCGCAAAAACAATCTGAAATTATCCTTTTGCGCCTCGGTAAGTTTGGAGTATTCGAAATTACCCTTCGCGTACATCCAACGGGCAGCGAAGCCGATGGCGGGGATCAAAAATGCGGTCAGAAGGTCTTCGAGCGCATCGGAAATCTTCTCCCAATCAAAAACGGGCGGCTCGACGGGTTCGGAGGTTCCGACCTCGCCAAAAGGCGGAACTTCCTGCGCAGCCACGGGAACAACGAACATGGCCGCAAGCAAGATCACAGACAAAAGAACAGGGACGAACTTCTTGATGTGTTTCATAACTTTTTCCTTATTTGGTTAAAAAAATACACGGGGCAAATTCCATTTCTGGAATCTGCCCCGTGTTCGACGACATCAGTCGGGCTAATTAGGTTACACCTGCATTATACATGATTTTTGAAACGCGCGTTCTATTTTACGGGTTCTGCCTTCTTTGGACGCCGCTTCTTGGTGATGAGAATATTCGTATCCTCAATATTGCTGGCAAGGATAATGATCTCAATCTTGCCCCAACCTGTTGAGTTGCGGACAGTCATGAGCGCATCCAGAACCTCGCGCACATCATCAGGTGCTATCAGCGGATATTCCATCAGCAGATCCACTGTCTTCTGCTGGCTGGTCTGCTCCGTCTGGTAATTGGCTTGTGTTTGTGACATCTTGAGCCTCCACGACTATAACTTCCTGCAATTGTGGGTACACCTGTTCCCACCGTTTGCGCCTAATTTCTTCTACCGATATTTGTTTTTCACCATCATTATTCAGGTTCGGGAATAACAACTCAATACGATTTATTTCTGGCTCGAACAATGCAAGATACTTTGCTCGCTGATTCTGCAAAGCGATCATTGTCTCAATTGCGCTTCTGTTTCCAAGTTTCACATCAGACCAAATAGCATTTAAGGCTGTATCAATACGCCGAAGTTCCAACTGTACAATGTCGGCATACTCGCTGATTTGTTCGTCACGGTAGCGTTTCGCTACAATTTTCACATCGTTGGCAATCGTACCAAGTGAGACATTCAACTGCTTCGCCAGGTCCCGATAATTCAGACCTGCAAGAATATTTGCCGCTACGGTTGCCCGGCGCTGCTCAATCTCCAGTTCACGTTCTTTGGTCAAACCGCGAGGCATAATGTTTAACCCTTAACGTTCAGACCATCCGAAAACTGTTCAAGGAGTTCGTGCAGGGCGTCGGCATTTGTCTTGCCTTTTGGCATGGTCGAACGTACCCGTTCAAGAGACTTTTTGAACAGTGCGGCAGTCTTGGCGGGGATATTCACACCCGTTACAGAAGCAATCGGCACAGCGCCGACTCCCTTCATCGCCTCGCCGTCCTGGGTGATATATCCTTCGCTCAGATCAGTAATGTGGCGGGTGAAGATTTCCAAGATGGCAATCAGGGCAGTGGTCACGTTCTTAACCCCGTAAGACGCAGATGTCGCTTCGAGGGCATCCATAACCGCATCGTATTCGTTCATTCGTGCCAGCCAGAGCAGCTTCGCGGCACCGGCTTCTTTCTTGGCGATTTCCCAAACTTCTTTGACCTGGTCAAGTTCATCAGGCAGGAACATGAAAGACACAGGCTGGAATTGCAAGTTTGCCTCACCGAGCGCACCCGGCGAAACCTTGTCCAGCATATCGAGCCGTTTATCATCGAGACCAGAGTACAGGCGCATTGTCAGGTCTTGGATTCCGCCGTAGATCATTTTCAGGGTAGCTGGGTCATCCTCCCCCACCAGCGCATTGTGTGAAAGCTGAATTGCCTTACGCCTGTCAGGTGAAAGTGGTTCGTCTGTTACCATCACATCGATCTCTGACAGTTCGGCGGCAATAGCCGACTTGACGCGATGATTGCCGGAAAGTACCTCGTAAAGTGGACTCCCGTCTTCCAGCCTTTGAATAGGATCGTCGGCAGTGAAATATTGATAAATCGCACAGAACGGCACGGAAGTCAGAGCATTGTCTTCTTTCACGTTCTCAGTCAGGCGCATGAAGACCTCATGCCGCATGAAATGGGCATTGACCTCAAGAAGTTTCAATTTTCGTGGGTCAATCTTGATAATTCTGGTTTGCATATTGGCTGGATTCTCCGTGTTTTTGTTTCCACAGTTTCAGCCCGTCTGCGAGCGTCCATTTTCCCGCTTCGGCTTCATAATTGATTTTGAATCGTTTCTGGTATGGGTCTGTTGTGCTAGGTCCCGCCTCTGTTCGGTTGTGCAGCTTGAACAACCCTCGGTATTTCATGCTTTCGTAGTTGTTGCTGAAAGCAGTGGTGTAGAGATACCGAATTCTTTTCCGTGCCACTCGCTCAAAAAGCCTCACGGACTCCTTGCTCAGGGCAGCGTACAGAACAAGTTTACTTAGCTTCGGATAACTGGTTGGCGCAACAGGGAAATCCGAAAGCAGGTAGATGTGATCAGGAAAATACGCCTGAGCCGGATTCGGTGAAGCCGAGATAGCAAAGACACCAATAAGCAGACCATCCACCAGCGCGGCATACGCCTCAGACGCCTGCCCAGGTCGGATAAAGGCATTCATGTATTGGGAACGCAGCGCCTGAAACTGCGAGTAGGATAGCTTTGCGATGGTAAGTTTTTCGCCGATGGGCATCCCCTCGCCCAGCCGAGCATTATTCACAGCCTCGATCTTTTGTGCGGGTTGGACGATCTTCTTTTCCCCCGAGTTTGAATACAGGTACATAGGTACGCCCCGGTTCGTAGTTCGAGCCAGCCCGATCAGGAAGTCGGCGTATTTTTCCTGCGGCGTGTCGGTCCCGAACAGCCAGCGACTCTTCGACGTGACTTTTTCGTACAGAGTTTCGAGCGCAGCATCATCCAGTTCCCCAAAGGTCGGCGCATCCCAATCGAAAATCAAATTTAGCTTCTTGAACATATTGGTGTAGTCGCCTGCATAGAATGGCGGGTAGACTACGAAAGCCGCATCTTGCGGAGTCCTGTCTACGAACTCCATCACGTCGCCATTGAAATAAGATTTCAGGCGCATCTTGAGAGAAAGAATCTTCTGACAGGTCTTTTCGTGCAGGGTTGGAAACTGTGCGCGATAGGCTTTATCAACTCGCTCGTAATAGGCGTTCTTTTTGATCTCGCCATTTGCGTTCAAACCTTCAACCAATCGGGAGGCAAGAAAGATCGTTGCTGCTTTTCCTTCACCTGTTTGGATGTATGGGGTCATCCAGTCAAAACGTGGGTCTTTGATTTCGAGGCGAAATTCATCACCCGCCAGAAACGCCCCCGCCACCGATGAATAGATCGTGACATCGCAGCCATGCAAAGCATAATCCCCGCGTGAAGCTAGAGCACGCTCTACTGTGAAGTTGCCAGAACATCCAACGTAAATATCCCGCCCACCCCAAGTAGATGCCGCAGAGCAGAGAATCGCCTGTACGTCTGACGGTAAAGAACCTCTAAACATACTAAGATTATAAACCCAAAACAGAACAGCCGTGCTATAATTGAATTATGCGGAGGTCGTCCAGTGGCTAGGATAACTCGTTTCCAACGAGTAGACGCAGGTTCGAGTCCTGCTTTCCGCTCATGCCCAAACGAGAGAGTCCAGAGACGAAGGAAGACTGAGACTCTCGAAAGCCCATCGATCAGGTGGGCTTTTTGTTTTAAGATAAACAAGATTTCACAAAGTGCGTCACAAGCGATTCTAAGACCCTGTTCTGAAAAATTGCATATCG